GACCATGTACTTACCATTTTTTCCTCCTTGTTAAGCGAGTCATTTTAAGTACCCCCCTTTGGGCAGGTACATATATATTATAGCATAAAAAATGGAGATGTCAAATTAATAACATCTCCAAATTTTATTTTTGTTTTAAAGTGCTTGCTGTGGAGTTCCTCCACCACCAGACTTCTTCTTAGCAGGTGCCTTCTTAGCAGGCTTCTTAACTACCTTTGCAGACTTAACTGCAACATCTACATCTTCTACCGATGGCATTCTTCCAAACGCTGGATCAGACGGATTTGCTGCTCTCAAAACAACTGGCACAAGTGCGCCAAGTAGTGAGTATGCTAGTGTCTTTGGATCTGTGACTCCAGAGGCATACATTGCTGTTGCTGCTCCGAGTACTGAGCGACCATATGACGCTAGTGCTGCTTTAATTTGTTCATTCATTTTATTCCTCCTAGGATATGAATTTACTAATGGCTGCCCAAATTGGTTGGGCAATCCATATTCCCATTATACCAGCAACCCCAGCAAAAACTTTAGGCGCAGGTAATGGCAATTTTAATGATATACATATAAGCCCAAAAACTAGGCCTACGGACAAAGACAATAATATTTCTTTCATCTATTTACTCACATTTCTAGACTCTACATAGTCTTTAATAAATGGAACTATAACATCTACCTCTTGCCAAGGAACAGCATTAATTAGTAAGTGGTTGATGCCTCTTTTTTCAAGAGTTTTTACAAAGTCATCAAATTGTTCGTGTGTAAAGTAGGCAGCATCTAATACTACCTTTGGTATTTCTCCTTTTTGCCAAACAGGCCTGATAGCATAATTTGTCAACAAATCAAGTTCTTCTTCTGTTTTTCTAATAATTGGAGTAATTGCAAGCATTATTTCTACTCCATCTAACTCTAGTGGAATTAATTTATTAGGATCTTTTAGTACATCAGACCAGCCACCACGAACATATATGTGGTATGGCAAAATAATCTTATGCCCATACTTTTTTGCTACCTTAAAAACATATTCATTTGTTGTTGAAACATATACATCTAGTTTATTTCTGTGATTTGGATCACGCCAATATCCTGGAGACTCTTTATCTTGATCCATTTCATTTAGTTGCTTAAGAAACTCTATCATATAGTTTGATCTATCAACAGAACTTGAATCATCATTTACATCTCCAACAATTCCACCAACCCCAGATTCGTGATCTTTTATATATCCAGAAATTAAATTAATCTGAAGTCTTCCTCTATCTATTCTATCCATTGATCTATTTATCATAGAAAGGTACTGTGGAGATATCGTGTATGGGCGAATTGCTACCAAATACTTTATTTGCTCTCCCTGCTTTATATCAACTGCTGCTTTTACAAACATGTCTCCTTCTGGAATATCATGTGTAAACATGACCCCAGAAAAGTGATTACTGTTTAGGTTTGACGGTGATTTTATATTGCCTGGATCTCCCATCACTCCGCCAAAATAATAAAACTTCATCATATTATTCTATCATCATTTTCTGGTAATAACTTTTTTAATTCTTTAAATTCTGAAGATATTTTTTTGAGTGCAAAGTCATGAGGGGCTACCATTCCTTCAACAGCAGAACCATACTTGTCGTAATAATCTATCTGTGGCCCAACCTCGTCAATAAATTTTTGAAGCCCTGCCTGAACAGTCTCTATATATTCATAGGCTAAATCACGAGAATCTGAAACAAATTTCAAAAAATCTTCATTTGCTTTTTCTTTATCTGTTTTGTTTTCTTTATGTTGAATTTCTTGCTCTAGCAAAGTCTTAAGAGTATTGGCAAGAATCGACACATTAATTCTTTTTTGAACAGAATACATATATAAAAACAGTATTGATGTAATAGATAATAAAATAATTAAGAATAAATCAATCATAGTTCTTTTCCACCTTCTCTAACTAGTTGAACAATAGCGCCATTGGCTTCAAGAGCCTTCTTTGTTTTAATCATATAATTAGCGGCACGAATCTTATCATCATGGCTAAGTAGCATAAAAGATTTTTCTGATGCCCTAACAGTAATAAATCCTTCTTGATGCTCTATGATGTCTAAACCAAACCCTCTTGGAGCAAGATGATCCAATGATCTAAATGCTCTTCTCATAGCGTCTGTATAAACTACTCCATTGTTAGAGATTGCCATGTAAGCCCCCAATCAGTCTTTGTTTTATGGTTAGAGAATTCTTTAGATATTTCTCCATTTTCTAAATATACCCCGCCCCATACGCCCCACTCTTTGCCAGAAATTCCAACAGAGAAACAATCTTTTCTTACTGGACATTTAGAACAAAGTAGGTCAACAGCAGGCCTAAGCAGTTCATCTTCTTCGTATTTATCAAAAAATACATTTGTGTCATAATCTAGACATGCAGCATCATCTTTCCACTCATGCTTGTTCATAGTTATGCTACATACTTGTCAGGTATTTCCCATCCGTTTCTAGAAACGACAAAAGTTTTTTTCAAATACCAGGCACCGTTTTTTAATGCACCGTACTTTGATGTAAATGCCTTATCCGACCTTAACATCTCAATAACATTCCAACCATCCCAAGATAAATTTTTGTTTTTAGAAACAATAATTTCCATTTCCTCAAGAGATTTAATTGTTTTCATCATACCCTCCTAAAAGTTGTATACGTTAGTATTTATATTTTTTGATTTTGATAAACTAACCAAGTTTGAAGTTCTTTCTTTTGGATTTGAAACAAAGACAAAGTGGTTAAAACTATCAACATTTTCTTCAAACCATTGTGGTGTAACCCTAAACAGTTTGATCTGTTTTCCTCTAGACTTCATACCTCTTTCAGAAAGATTTACAAACTCCATTGCCATATCATTAATATTGCCTGGACCAACAGAATATAAATAAAACTCTTTTTCGTTGTCTTTTAATTCAGACAAAGCAACAGCCATTGCTCTAAGGAAAATATTATAGTTGTTGAAGTTAGGCGTTCCCTGAACCCCGACTATCATCACTTGTCCCTTCTGTTAGTTTGTCTACTATAAACAACATCTTATCTAATTGTACCCTATCCATGTTACTTGTGTCAACTCTTTCTGCAGAATCTTTGTCAATTCTTTCATTAACCAATGGTGCTTTATAAAATGTGTTATTTTTAATCCAATAGGCCTCGTCGTCTACAACTATAACTTTTGTAGTAGAATCGTCCTGATGCTTGGCTGATTGAGTTTTTGCCTTCATTTTTCTTTTATATTTTTTTGCACCCGCATACCTATGATGAAGCATAGCCTGACTCACAATTTGTCTGGGCATATAACTTTTACGACTTTTAATAATATAAATAAATACCCCTAGTACAATTATTGATGTTAGTAAAACTGCTCCAATTAAATTATTCATAGGTGCCCCCATAAACTTATTCTATCATCGTTTATCAGCAATAATTTTTAAAAGTTGTTTAAGGGCGGACCTTTCGTTTGCATCAAGTAGTTTAATCTCGTTTTCATCAAGAGATTTTTTATTAATTTTGACAACTGGGTTTGCTTCTGTCACATCCATGTCTATAAATCCTTTTTCCCAAAGTGTCATGGTAACTTCTGAAAAGTAACCACCGATAGCATTATCTAATTTTGGGTCAATATCTTTTAACATTTCTGTTTTTACATACATATTCTCCCCAGTTTCTGGATCTTTACCAGCAAACCGCAACCCTCCAGTCAAAATTAATTTTTGAAATATTCTTTCTGAATCTCTCACTTTCCAGACTTCTTTCTTGCTTTTGCTAAAGCATCAAAATCTTTTACCTTGGTATCTCCAAGATAACCCCAAGCATAACCATCATTAATCATGTGATCATTAACAGAAACGGTGTCTTCATTAACATATATCCATCCAAGTATTCTGCCATACTTTTCTGAAGAATCCATTTTTTCGGTTTTTATTACAACAGTTTTGGCATCTTTAAGAAACTTTTTTAAATACTCTTTTGACTCAAGACCTAAAGCCTTTTCTGCTTTATCAGATGTGCGAGACTCTGGGGTATCAATACCAGCCAGTCTAACACGAGATGAAAATAAAATGTCAAAACCTAAATCAATTAAAACGTCAATGGTATCTCCATCTACTACGTTTTCTACTTTTCTTACATAATATGTATACATATAAGCCTCCTTAGACCCAATACTTAATTATAGCAGTTATAGCCAAAATTGTCCAGAGGATATTGAACCAAATAATTGTAGGCAAAGTCTTTACTGTCGATGACCAAATCAATGCAAGGCTTGATACCAATGCAAAGATGTATAGCCACCACCATTGCTTACCGAATAGTAAGCCTGGAAATATAATAGATATTTTTGTCATAAAAGCAAAGAACTCAACAGTATTTGGCTTGTTCCAATACTCTTTGTGTCTCATTGTCTTTAGAGCATTAATCCACTCTGTTCTAAATTTCATTTTAATCCCTCCAAAAATTGCCTGTGATCAATACACTCTGCTATTTTATAATTTTGATAGTTATCGTAATATTCATACATACTAACTCCCTTTTTATAGTCAGTAGAGTTTTCTGTATATGTTTTAGCAACATTTTTATTGATTGTATCGTGTGCAGATCCAACAAATATCCAACTGTTTATTGTCCATTCATTGCCAGCATCTAAACTATTAGGCAACCTGCTGCCCCACTTATCCATTTTTTCTTTTAAATTTTTTGGTGACTTTTCATAAGAGAATTTTTTCCAAAAATCTGTATCTTTTCTTAATGTTATATAATGAAAATAAATAAAATCAGAAATACTATTATTCATTTTTAATATAATACTATTGAATTCTTTTCTTATTTCTTTAGAGTTGCCACTTATCCATAAAGGGTTTTCGAATATTTGTGATAATTGCACCATACTTACCCAAATAGATGTTGCCTCTAATGGTTCAATAAAGTTTGCTGCAAGTCCTATTGCTACACAATTATTTATCCACGGTTCTTCATAACATCCAGCATTAAATTTAAACCCACCCTTATCTTTTCTGGGGTATGTTGGCTCATATCCTAAAAAATCTTCTATTTCTTTTATTGCATCTTTTTCAGATATAAGAGATGAATCATATACATACCCGCAACCGAATCTTGTTTGAAGTGGTATTTTCCACATCCATCCATATTTCATTGCTATTGCCTCTGTATATGGAGGTATTCTATCTTCCATATCAATAAAAAATGGAATAGCAGAGTCAACAGGAAGAAAGTCTTTATAACTGTTCCATTTGGCATTATATACTTTACCAATTATTAGTCTATGGAATCCGCTACAATCAAAAACAAAATCACACAGAATCTTTTCGTCATTTTCTAAAGTTAAACCATTTACATAATTATCTTTATCTAGTGAGACATTTTTTATTGTACCATCAACTACTCTAATTCCTCTTTCTGTCCCTATTTCTTTTAGTCTGTTCGCTAGTTTAGTAGCGTTAAAATGTATAGAAATGTTTCCTATTTTTTTATAATCATCTATTGGATCTTTTTTAGAAACAAATCCAAAATCTCTCTTGTTTGCTTCCAAAGTAAAGGGGACTTTCCTGGCTTCTGAAATTTTTTCCATGAAGTCTATCTTATTTACGCTATTATTTAAAGATAGGCTTGCGACCATTAGTGGACTATTTGACAAATATCTATCACTTAAAACATCAAAACCAAGTTGTTTGTCAGTTGTAGAAAATCCATGATAATAAAATCCTCCATCATTATTCCAGTTTGTAAACTTAATTCCGTTTTTTATTGTTGCATCACAATTTTTGATTAAGTCTGACAATGGTATATTTAAATGATTTAAAAAGTCTGTAAGGTATGGCGTAGAACCCTCTCCTGCACCCAAAATTCCTATCTCTGTTGACTCTATAACAGTTATATCTAAATCTGGATACGATTTATGTGCTTTAAGTGCTGTAAGCCAACCAGCAGTTCCTCCACCAACTACAACTATCTTTTTTTTCATTACTTTCTACCCCACTGTATTTTATTCCATCCACGCTCATGAAAATAATATAATATAGTTTTTGTAACAACCTCTAAACTTGCTATACTTGCAGCAATTACTGGCTTTTTAGTAATAAACCAAGATATGATGAATGTATCTGCAGTACCAACCATTCTCCATGTGATTGCTTTTATTGCAGACCTAGATTTTGTTGCGTTCATGATGGCCACTCCATGTTGTTAGGTTTAGTAATATAATCCCAAACCTTAGATGCCCATTTCTTTACGCTTCTGCGTAGCCGATATAGCATGAATCTCTGCCCCCAAATCTACTTGTTCAATCTTATATCCAACATCACGACCATAAACAATGTTAGTAATATTTGGTAATCTTAGTATTAGTGTATTTTTAAAAGGATTGTCTTGTTTGATATACCCTGCCACTTCATCATACATTAGTGGATCTTTTTCAGATGTCTTATAAGTATTTCTTACACCAACTAATACTTGATCAGTTCTTTTGTGTGCCTCGTTTTTAAGAGCCTGATGACCCTCATGCCAAGGTTGATATCTGCCAAGTTGCAGAGTAGTAGGAGCAGACCAATCAAACAAACTACAGGCCTGTAGTATTGTGTCTACTTCTTGCTCTATAGTATATCCTTCAAGAATTCTGATATGAAAGTTTATAGGATCTTTCCAAAGTTTATTAGTGTCCTCAAATCTGCCTTCTTTTATTCTGTCGACCCATACAATGATGTCAGCAAAACCAAATGCACTTCTAGTCTCATCGTTAGGGCAAACAAAATCTACAATTACTGGAGCAACATTCTGTTTAGCAATTAGTCTTGCCATTTCTCCCATGCGCCTTGCTTGCTCAATTCTATCGGCTGGAGTAAAAGAAAGATCTGAATTAACTGTAGATCTTACCTCATCTGCATTAAGATGAATAGCATTAATTCTTTCTTTTAGTGCCTGTGCAAGCGCTGTCTTGCCAGAACCAGGCAGCCCAATAATTTGTATAATCATCTTGTCTCCAATTCTTCATTTGGCATTATGTCAATGAGCAAATGAACTCTATCTATTTCACTATTATTTTCTACAAGATGTGGTCTTGAATTGTTAATCTCCCAACACTCTCCAGCCTGCATACTTATCTTTTCATTTCCTACCCCAAAAAATACATTGTCTGAAGTTATTATTGGGATGTGGTTTCGTCTAGAAAACATAAGATAATCTCCAGAGTCAAAGTGTATTGCTATATCTTCTTTTGCTTTCAATTTAATTAATAAAACCATTCCTCTAACTCCGTTATGAATATTTTCTAAATCTTTTATAATGGGCTCAAGTAGACCAACTAGTTTTTCATCATCTGATTCTTTTTTTACATAAAATGAGTCGCCCTCTTTCCAAAGAAGGTTAGCCCTATAAACAAAATATGAAACTGTATCTTTATGAACATCATAGTTATCTTGTCTTGATGTGTCTAATAGCCACTCGCTAGAAAAATTTGAAATATGATTTTTTATTGCTTCAACACCATAAGTTGCATGCTTTTTAAAATTAAAATCTTCGCCAGTTTTTCTCATTTACAGTTTCATCCAATCATCAAAGTTTGTGCTATATTTAAACAAGTCAAAATCAGCCTTGTATAGTGTTTTAACTATATCTATTATATCACTAGTGTAGTCGTTTAGGTATGATTCTACAGCATAATTACCGAGATTATATCTACCCAACTTCCAGTTAAAATCAGATTCAAGTTCTTTTAGATTTTCAAACTTATATATTTTATTAACTTGTATCTCATTATTTTCAGTAACGTAAAAAGACTGGGGGTAATGAAGCAGTGGAGTTGTTGGTGATATTATACTTTTTAATATATTTTCTAGATAATCTTTAAAAGATATTTCTGTTTTATTGGTCTTGTTGTATTGCCTATAGCAACTATATGTTCTTGCATATGGATTTCTAACAACTGAGAAAGAAAAAACGCTTTGATCTATTGTATTTGCCATCTTTAAATATGAATATGGGTCATGATGTCTTGGCCATGCTCTGTTCCAGTTATCTAAGTTATTGTCATATAGTATTTTAGAAATAGAGGATCCAGCAGTTTTTGGTATATGTACAAACAATATTCCAGCGTATTCTTTATTATTAACTAACATGTTGTTTAATTTCACTATTTATTTCTTTAATAAGTTTGTTAACTATTACATCATTCTCTTTGTTCCAAGATTCGTCCATATGTGTTACTTCAGTTACTACTAGCAAGTCAGTTATTTTTTCATCTTTAAGATTAAGTATTTGCTCTTTAACTGTTTCATAGTTTCCAATTATTGAAAAATTCATATGTCTTGGGTTAAGTGGTATAGTTATTTTTTTAAATTCTTCGATCTCTTTTTCTGATTCTATTATAGTAACAAAAGCAGAAACCATTCTATTTTTAATTCCATCAAACTTGTTTAAATTTTCTCTATATGTGTCTATCATACACAAAGATGTTCCACTAAACATTTTTGCTGTGTCCAATGTGTAATCAGAAAAACCACTAAATACCATGGGTGGCATTACTGATATGGGACAATACATTTTATACATTTTTACAAAATCTCTCAAAAAGGTAGTTCTTTTTTTTATTGTATCTGTTAAATCTGATTTTCCAAAAATATCAAACTCTATGTCTGGCTCATCACTTCTGTTATGAAAATCTCCAGCAACCCAATTAAAAACAAGTCTGCCTTGATCTATTTCATTGTATGCCATTGTCATCATCGAACAATACTGAGGGCTTACATGATATGGCCTTAGCGCTATCATATATTTTAGTTTATGCCCTGGAACAATTGCAGCAGCAGATTTTATAAAATAATCTGCTTGACTAGAATGAAATGTTAGTAGAACTGATTCATAACCAGCGTCCTCTAGTCTATAAGAAAGATCTCTTAATTCTTCAACATTACAATGTTGATCTCTCAACATATAGTGCAGTCTCATTTTTTAATTTATTTTTTCTCGCTCGTCAACAATGGAAATGGCAAATTTCATCATGCTATCATAGCCAACAGCGTTGTCCATAATTTTATTATAATGGTGTCCGCAGAAAAATAACTCTCCAGAAATTCCAGAAACTTTTACTAGTGCCTCAGCACCACACTTGTCGCAGCGATCCTGTGGACCAAGAGTCCAAGTTTTTTCTTCTTCCTTTGACTGTAACATACTAAACATATTATACCCTTCTATTGTCAGTTTTATAGAACCCAGAGCCATTAAATGTGACTCCTATATTAGAGTATACACGAACTAAGTCTTTATTGCAAGTTTCACATTTGTACCCTGGGTCCTCATCGGACATAGATCTAACCTTTATATATCTTGTAGCACAAGACATACAATCATATTCATATGATGGCATTACTTTTTCTTTGTCTTAGCCTTTACTTGCCAAACAGGTAGTTTGAGTTCATCTCCAGACCACTCATAGCCTAAAGCCTTTACTACAAACTTAATAATCTTAATTCTCATTACTTTACCTTCTTTCCAAACTTAGCCCAGATTCTTTCATGAAGGTAGAAGAAAGTCATTTCTAGTGTTAGATATGAAAGTCCGTAAAGACCAACATACTCCCACTCTGCCTCTCCAGTATAGTACTTTAAAACGAAATAAATTATTCCAGAAACAAAAGTAAAATGTACGAATGGCCAACTTATAGTCTTTAGCAATGACTTTCTTCTTGACTCCATTATAGTGCCACCTGTGGCTTTCCTCCGCCACCTGCTGACTTCTTTTTCTTTTTCTTTGGAGCAGCATCATGTGATGTTGGTACATCAGAAGATCCAACCTTGCTAAGAAGTGGAAGATTCTCTTCTCCAGCATACACTGGACGACCCCAACCAACAACAGCATTAACCAATTTCTTTTTATTATTTTTTACATATGCACGAGTCTTTTCTACGCACATACCGCCATTTCTTTGATCGCCTTTTGCAGTGCCTGAAGTGTTTCCTTCAATAACCTGAATTGTTCCATCTCCATTATTTTTTACACAAAGACCAACATGAGAAATTCTGTTAACGCCATCGTCTGGGAAATCAAAATAAATCCAGTCTCCTGGAGTTGGATCGTCGTTACGAGCATCTGCCCAACGATTATTTTTCTTAAACCAATCTGATGCTGCAATTGTTGCTGCAGTCTTTGGGTATTTCTTTGGATCTAGGCCTGCAGTAAATGCACACCAAGAAACAAATGATTGGCACCAAGGCAAAAAGTTTGCACCTGTCCATTTTCCATACTTTGTTTCATTATCTTTTGGACCTTCAATGGTTCCAACTTCTTTTTTTGCAACCTCAATGATTGCTTCTAAACTTCCTTTTACGGACATATGCTTCCTCCTTGTTAATATAGCACAACTATATTATATCAGACTATACTGTGCCTGTCAAGGACTATAATATTTATATTTTTGCTAACTCTGGGTTTAAAGGAGATCTTGCTCCTGCTATTGCTTTTTCAATTTCAGAGCAAACAAAGTTAAACTCTTCTTCAAAGATTTCAGGAGATCTGTCTTCACCCATCTTAGGCTCTTTTCCTTCTGCAATCATTGCATCTTTAAGAGTTTTTTCAATGTCATAATTTAGAACTGTGCATGTGAAATGCTTCATGACATATCCATCTTTGTCTATTAAATATTTTTCGTAGTTTCCGCCCATTTGTACACCATCATAGAATCCAATGTTTAGCCATGGGGACTTAAACTTTCCGTTAACATTACCATCTTCTAGAGAGTCTCTCATGGATCTCAATTTTTCCATCTGAGATGAAATCTCTGCATACAACTCATGTGGTGGTAGTGTTGGTTGACCCAATCCATTAGTTCCAGTTGTAAGACCATTACCTAAAACCTCATTCAACAACTCATGTGGAACAGAAGAAACCATCTCTGAATACTTAAATGTTGTATTATAAATCTCTTCTCCATAAGCCTTTGAATCTAAGCCACAGGTAATTCCTTGTGACCACTTGCCCTTAGTAACTCCTGGACCACAGTAGTCATTTGTTGGGACAGCAATGATTTCAAACTCTTCGTTGTTGTACTTATCTTGAAGCATTTGCAGAACTTCTAGTTGATTTGCATTACCGCAACCAACTGTAGTATTGGCAACTATTGTAACTTTGCCCTTATATTGCTGTAGGTGATTTGGAGTACCTTCCGCAGAAGATAACTGGATGTCATAGATTGATTTCATGTCTATATTATAACACATTTTTAATGGTGTTTTAAGGGCAGTTTTAAGTCATGCCCAGGACCTATAATTAACTACGAATGTAAGACGATGACCCAATCAAAATTTTTGAAAGAGACGATAGGTACTCTCCAAATGATTTTAATGTATTTTTGCTTACATATGAGGCTGATGCAACTGCAGTAGCAACGGATGATCCATATGCAACTGCTGGAGAACCATTATATTTAGTGATTTTTACTCCAGACATAGCGACCATATCTAACCCAGGACCTCGGTTGGTTGCTGCTTCAAGTTGAGTTGCAGTAGCCAAAGCCCCCACCCCAATAACTCCATTAACACATGAAGGAAAGCCTACAACATCTTGTCTACGATCATTTCCTGTTGCAACAAACACTGGAACATTGTTTGCATTTAATGATGATACAGCATTTATTGTTTGTGTATCTGTTGTGCATCGTGATAGGTTGTCAGCAGAAACCGAAGACTGGCTAATTGATAAAGCATCAATGCTATATTTAGATGCATTCTTTGATACCCAATCAATTGCTGCTGTTAGTGCTCTAACATCTCCCCTTGAATTTCCAATGCTTGTAACATCATTGAACCTAATAAATACAATCTTAATGTTAGGATCTACTGTAAGTGCAGATTTAACCATGCTGTCGCCATGATATGTTGCATTATTAACAGATGTTGGCCATGGGGCAGACGCTGCGCCCTTGCCCTCCATAAACAATTCACCATTTGGGCATGACATATTTTGAGATACAACCTTTGACTTTACTGTTGTAAAACAAACCTCATGAATAATTTGAGGGAAATTATTAGAGTTAATGGCGCTATCAATAATTGCCAAAACCTTTTGATCATTTGCCTGTGAAGGCTGAATTACAGTAACTAAAAGTAGTGCTGATAGTATTGCTATTAGTGTCTTTTTCATTTATTTATCCTTTGTTGTTGTTTGTTTATTCTTTTATTTTTACTACTAATTGACATGGATCTCCGCCATCTTCCCATTCCTGCTGCTCTTCATCAGTCATGTAGGGATCTCCTTCGTGTGTATTGCAGAACGGTTCTGTTATCCATCCCCGCTCAATTCCATTGTTTAACCATATGGAAAACTCGTCGTAATCTTGTTCTTCGATCATATACTAAGTATACCGTTAAGCGGTTACAATGTCAACTGGGCCAGTGCAGGATGTGCTAAATTTTATTGCTGCATTTACTGCTTGCAAAACTCTATTTCTTGCATTTTTTTGTTTATCTGTTGCAAATAAAACTCCGTAGGCATACTCCGATCCAGAGCCCATAGCCATATATGGTAATGTATATTTAGATAATGACATATCTACAGCACTGTGTTCGTATATCTCGCCACGAATTCCAATAATTAATCCTAAGTCTCCGTCTTTGCTGGTGTCCACCCAAAACTCATTGTAAAATTCTCTAAGTTCTTTAATAAATTTAGTCTGCATAAACTTATCTGTGTCTTTAATGTTTGGGGCTGTTGGTTTAAAGTTATAGCGAATTCTTTCTCCATCTAATCCACCAGCATATCCAATAAGATAGGGACCTATTTTCCAAACCTTGGGTGCTTCAAGAGCCAGAATAATGTTGTCATCTGACGCACCACGATCTCCAGCCATATAAACTTTGCCTTCGTGTTTTAATGCAGCAATACAGGTCATGAAAAAGCCCCTTCAGGATAGGTGTATTAAAGTATACCACCTTCTGAAGGGGCCGTCAAGTAGGCCTAAAAATGACTAATTAGCCTTTTTATCTACCGTTTTGAACGCATCATTTATTTCTGATAGGGTTAGTTTACCATCATCAAGAAAGGCTCTTGCGAGTCTTTCAATAACACTGGCTACACCCAATAGACCAGCAAGCATTACTGCTTGTATTGTGTCAATTCCAACGACTGCTCCAGCACCAAGTACCGATAGACCAGACGCTGCAAATACTGCCACTATTCGCATTAATATATTTGTTAATGCTTTTTGTGGATGCTCTTTTTTAGGAGCCTCTACTACTTTTTTAGTTGCCATCTTTAGTCCTCCTTTCTAAGCGGTATTGATATTAACCAAATAATTGTTGTGATTAATACTGCAAGACCAACAATATCTCTTGCCGATCCTGTCAAAGTTAGCCAAGCAATAAAGAAGCCAAGGAGAGTAAATGCCTGAGCAATTATTTCAACACCTGCATCTTTTAGCCATGTGAAAAATCCCCTTACAACCTTTTTAATTATTTTCATGTTACCTCCTCATTCCAATTACCGAAGCGACTATGTTAGAAACAAGTACTACTGGGATAATTACTTCTTGTGCTTTTTCTCTCTGATCGTCCGTCATATCCATACCTAACTCAGAGAAATTAGATAGGAGTTCTGCTGGATTTATATTTAATATTGCTCCCAAAGGATCTGCCAAGAATGCTTCTGTTTGTATTTCTGTGACTGCATCTGCCAATGTATATGGCATTGGGGCATCTTCATTTTCTGCTGCCTTTTCAGCAAACTCAACAACTGCTGCTGCAACTGCAGGATTTTCTTTTGCTAATTCTGCTATCAATGCTACTTCTTCTGTTTTAATACCTAAATCTTCTGCCAACTCTTTTGATTGTTCTGGATTTAGTTCAGTTAGGAATGTTGATACTGCTGACATTAATTTGGCATCATTAACACTAATTAGTTTATTTAACTTTTTAAGTTCCTCGTCAGAAATAGGATCGCTGTCTGTGTTATCCTTATCTGGTGTTACTACAGGATCTTCGTCAACAGATTGCTCAGGTTCAGGCTCTGGGCTTGGATCTGTATCCTCTGGCTGAGGTGAAGGCTCTTGTGAAGGTTCTGGAGTTGGATCAGTCTCTTCGTTCTCCCCATCTGTGGTATCAGGGCTTGGAGAAGGATTGGGATCTTCTGGTTCAGTTTGCTCTTCATCATCAGGGAATCTTGGATCCTCTGGTGTAATAATTTCTGGTTCTACCTCAACATCAGGTTCAGGCAAATCAGGCTCTTCTGTAACATCAGGACTTG